CCCTTCCGATAGGAAGTACTGCTATCAATACTTGTTTACAAGTTTCTCTGGTTTGTTCTACGACGTTCCCCCTTGCGAGGGGACGAACAGTACGCCATATATATTTCTATATACATTCATATAGTTACGTCAAGGAGATCCAAATTACAATCCTTTATGGATTTTGGAGAAGTTAGCCTTTTGGGCTATTCCTCGAGATCGATAATAATCATTGATCATGCTTACTAAAGTGGAAGCCGCAACGGCTCTAACTTTAGAAGTAAACTTACGTTGTACTTGTCTATTCCATCTTATCGAAAGATTAGATAAATCAGATTTAAATAATAACGAAAGGAATTGATCCAGATTATCATAGGTTATTGCTAATTGTGCATCTCTTAGATGATATTCGGCGTTAACTGTTGCAGTTATAAACTGCTCTAGATACAACCAAAACATCGGCGAAACAAATAAAGTCAAGATACCAAAGTAATCTTGGGTTACAGTTTTACCTGCAGATAATCGGTAGAAATCCTTGTAAAAGGCTCTTTCCTCTGATCTTGCAGTTTTAACTGCTTTATTTGCTTCATTAAGAGTTCCAATCACGCATTGGTCTTTTAAAGACGCCACAAAACTTCGGTGGTCTATAAGTTCCACACTAGCGATCCAGCTCAACGTTTCAACGTCCAGTTGGCTTAGTGATGAGAAATGACCTCGAATTCCGAATATACCTAAAACTACACTAAATCTTTTCACTTTTAAAGGAAAAGTTTTAAGGTAGACTTTAAATGCATCAGAAATAGAAATTATTCCTCTCAGATTTAAGTCTGAAAACAGGGTACCAGCCATTATTGGTCTACGAATTGTACTCAGGATTGCTCCCGGTCCAACCGGTGAAATATCATGTGTACGAGTTGATAGACGTTTGGCAAATTCTAATAATTCAGTTGAAACAACTGTTTTAGATAGATTTATACCAACTCCTAGAGATTTCATTATCGCTAGATATTCTTGTGCAACTTTGTCATCTTGAATTATTATATCGTCACCTAACACGGCGTAATCTGAGAATGAACTCAATTTACACCGTTCAGCGGCTTTATGAACAATAACATGATGGGTCACAGCAAGCATAGCCCACGATGAATAAGCTCCCATAGGTTGCCCTACTGCGTACTTATAATACTCACCTTTATAGAACCATTCAATGTCTAATAAGGTTTTCCAACTCTCACCCAATCCACTAAGGACTGTGTTTAATATATCAACTTGAAGATCAATTGGTAAACGGTCAGTAGCAGAACTAAGATCAAAGCATGAAAAGGCATCTGTTTTATTTCGACTTAACAGTCTTTCGACTGGTCTAAATTGGTTAAAGGTTCCGTCAGTTTCTAACGTTTCAAGAAAGGTAAATAACCGATCATGAAGAGGTTTTAAACATAACTGGATCCACCAATTAGTCATCGCGATAATACGGGCCTTCCCAGCTTGGTCATAGACTACGCCTAATCGCCCAAGATGAAATTTTGGTTGTATACCGGACCACTGTAATAAATATACAGGTAGTCCCAATATTGAACAAGAAACTAGTGAGGCTATATATAGCCAGGCACGAGCTCTGTAGAGAACTTTAAGGACTTCACGGAATTGAGTTGGAAAATGCATTAACGCAATTGCGTCAAATGCAGCTCCAGCTGTAGCTTTAGAAGCATTAGGTCCTGCTGATTCTGAAATAAAACCTCGGATATTATTAATATTAATAATCCATCCTCGGAAAAGTTTCTTAACCACAGTTCTTATCTGCAATGAAGTCGATAAGCCCGTAAAATCCCCAGTGATACTTGAGAAATCAGGTTTTACTGTAGTCTTGAATACACGAAATAGAGAAAGTAACGTAAGTGTCGCACGAACAATATTTCCATTTTCTTTTTCTAGGTTTAAAAACTGTCGAATCGGAAAAGGGATTATTACCGGAAGACCTTTGCAGTCTATTCTCACTCTGACTTTAGTAGTACAGAGTTTATCAGGAGTACCAGCTAACTTACGAACAACAAGTCTTAAGGATTCTTTTAAATAAATAAAAGTCCAATTAAAACCATTATGTTTGATAAGATTAGTGATACGATCCGATAAAAGGGTTAAATCTTCTTTATAAAGAGGATCTTGCGCAATCCAGATCACAATCTTCAAGAACCTGCGGATTTCTGAAATAGTTATCCACGGTGATGTTGATGGTGTTACTCTCGCCTTAATAAAATTAATGAAGTTCATCACTTTGTTAATGTTTGTTGAGTGGAGGGTCAATGTTTAGTTTCAGAAATGTCGCCTAGAACGGGGTGTGAGCCCATTCGTCAGAGCGCCCGGCGAAGGGACGATCCATACTTCTAAACAAAGGTTGGAACTTTACCAACATAGTACAGCAATAGGCTAGATCATAATGATAAATCACTATGAAGGCGGTGTTGGGCTCCTGTACGAGGACAGATCGAGAAGTTATTAATTTCGGGACCTGATGCAGCAAACCGTAAG